ATCATAATAATCCTAAAGACATAATAGCTTACGAAGTTACTTGGAACGAGGACACTTATAAAGTAAAGTTATTGAATTCAAGGGTTGACAATGAGGGTTAGCTATGTTATAATAGATTCTTGTTTATCCCGTATGGTAAATAAGAAAAGGTTTACTATAGGGTAGCCCTCAACTATACTTCCTCAACCTATAGTATACGATTAAATCGTACAAGTTACTGGTCTTGTGCCGACAAAACCAGACTAAGTTTTAAAAGTTTTACAAGGTGCCCGAGCTACTGTAAAAACTTTAGAGGTGGCAACACTTATTAAAGTTGTAGATGAAATGGGATAAGAACTAAACCGAGTACCTTCCCTTGTAAATAGAGTCTGACTTTTCCTAGTTGACGGGGGGTTTTGATGGGACTTTAAACCACCATAACCAATAAAGAATCACAGCGAAAGACAGTCGTTCGGTGTCTATAAAAGATAATGTTCGAGTGCTGGTTATCACTGAAAACTAACCCTTTTAATTTTAAAGCTGGAGGGCTGTATGATATTTAAATTTAATCAAATCGAATGGGCTTGGCAAGATGATTGTCAAGAGAAACAATACTGGGACACATGGATTCCAAAGAAATCAGATTTAAAAATAGTAAGTAAGTTACCTAGAGCAGAGATGCAAGAGGTAAAGGACGAGCTATGGGAAGACTTGCAACCCGATATCCAATTCACAAGGGATAGAAACAATGCAAGAAGAAAGCAGAAAAGACTTGACAAGAAATCTTAACTGTGATACAATCGTGAAACTTAATACTAACCAAAGGAGAAAATAATATGTATGAGTATATAGAAGGGAAAGCTATGTGGGCTAATGTCAGCACACCGAACACTAAGTTCGAGCCACATAAGTATGGAATAGTTGTGCTAACGGATATGGATACTGCTAATAGATTAGAAGGTATCGGATTGTCACAGGTCAGGACTAGAGATGGTCAACCTAAGTATGATGAACCGGCATTCTCATTTAGTAGAAAGGTAGAGAAGCATGACGGTACTACTAACCCAGCACCTAAGTTAGTTGACGGAGACGGCAACGCATTGGATGTTAGTGTTGGTAACGGGTCGGATGTAACTGTAAAGATTAAACCTTATACAGGAAAGTATGGAACATTTGCAGAGCTAGTAGCTGTAAAGGTTTCTAATTTAATAGAGTACACTGAAGAGAGTACAGACAACGAGGAATTTTAATATGATTATTAGTATTAAGAACGATGATGGTGAAGCAGTCTATGATGTTTCAAAGATTGAAGATGACAAGAAGAGAGCAGGTGCTAACGTATCTATCAGTAAGATAGGTACATTGAACGTGTTGACTGAAGCTTTGAACTATGCTTCACAAGGACATCAAAGCAATCTTGAAGCTGTACTAAGGGAAAGCCCTGAAGCTATAGTAGAAGAAGAAGTAGCTGTAGACACAGACTCGGAAGAGTCTTAGTTTATATTGAGGGCTAACATGGAAAAAACGTGGGATAAACTACACCAACCCTGTCCACTTTGCAACAGTAGTGATGCTGTAGGAATCAATGAAGATGATTCAGCAAAGTGTTTCAGTTGTGGTGAGTTCATGCCGAGTTATAACAAAGCATGTGGAGGAAAGGATATGCAAACAGCAACGACAACAACAACTACAACTAAGCAACCAGACATAGTAGAGGGTGGGCAGTTCAATGCCTTAAAGGATAGACAGATATCCCAAGCCACGGCTACTAAGTATGGGGTTAAAAGTATGCACGACTTACAAGGTAATGTCGTTAAGCATTTCTATCCCTTCTATAATGGTCATGAGCTAACAGCTACTAAGGTTCGTAACGTAACTTCCAAAGACTTCTTTATGTCTGGAACGTACAACGAGACAGGGCTGTTCGGTCAGCAGTTGTTTAAGGGTGGTAAGTATGTTACCATAACCGAAGGTGAGTGTGATGCTATGGCAGGGTATGAACTACTCGGCTCTAAGTGGGCAGTAGTATCTATCAAGCGTGGGGCACAAGGTGCAGTTAAAGATATCAAGGAAAGCCTTGAGTTCTTTGATGAGTTTGAGAATGTAATCATTGCATTTGATAATGACAAGGCAGGTAAAGAAGCTTCTATTAAAGTTGCTAGACTTTTCAAACCCGGAAAGGCTAAGATACTTACACTACCTAATGGGTTCAAAGACCCTAATGATATGCTACGTTCTAACAGACACAAAGAGTTTGTTGAATGTTGGTGGTCAGCTAAAGTTTATACACCCTCCGGTGTTATAAATGTAACTGAACAACGTGATAAGTTTAATAACCGTGAGAGAAAACCTTGCGTCCCTTACCCATACGAAGGACTTAACAAGAAGTTATATGGTATGAGACAGGGTGAGTTGATTACTCTTACAGGTGGTACAGGTCTTGGTAAGTCTAGTGTAACTAGAGAATTAGAACATCACCTTATTAAGAACACTAATGACAACGTAGGTATCATAGCATTAGAAGAAGACTGGAGACGTACCATTGATGGTATCTTATCCATCGAAGCTAACGCTAGGTTATACGTTGATGAAGAACGTGATAAGTTTTCTAAAGAAGAATTAGATAAGATGTTTGATATGCTATACGATGGCGACAACCGAAACAGAGTATGGGTTCATTCCCATTTCGGTACCAACGACATTGATGACATCTTTACTAAGCTTCGCTTCATGATTATTGGATGTGATTGCAAGTGGGTGGTCGTTGACCATTTACATATGCTAGTCAGTGCAGTACATGATGGAGATGAGAGACGAGCCATTGATACTATCATGACTAGACTAAGAAGTTTGGTAGAAGAGACGGGTGCTGGAATCATTTTGGTTTCACACTTACGTAGAGTTGATGGTAACAAGGGACATGAGAACGGTGTTGAAGTATCGCTATCACATCTAAGAGGTTCAAATAGTATTGGACAGCTTAGTGATTGTGTCATTGCTCTTGAACGTAACCAACAATCAGATGACCCTGAAGAAGCACGAACAACTAAGTTGAGAGTTCTTAAGTCTAGGTATACTGGTGACGTAGGACTTGCTTCTAGAGTTATCTATGATGGTGACACAGGTAGATTAACAGAACTTACAGATGAAGACATAGAGTTTGATGATAGCACAGGAGAAGCATTCTAATGCAGTTAGTATTTGACATAGAAACAGATGACCTTAAAGCAACGCTGGTACATTGTATTGTTGCTCAAGATGTAGAGACAGGAGAGATATTTAAATTCCCTCCTGATAAACTTAAAGAAGGGTATGAGTTCTTAACTAAAGCAGATACTTTAATAGGACATAACATCATTGGCTTTGACATACCTATGGTAGAGAAGTTCGGTGGTGTTGACCTATCTAACAAACCTATAATAGATACTCTTGTTTTATCTAGGCTGTTCAATCCTTCCAGAGAAGGTGGTCACAGTTTAGAGAAGTGGGGATACAAACTAGGATACCATAAGATAAACTTCACAGATTATCTAAACTATTCTACAGAGATGCTAGACTACTGTGTCCGTGACGTTCAGCTTAACGCTGTTGTTCTTAAGGAATTACGAAAGGAGAGTAAGGGTTTTTCTAAGGAGTGTATATCTTTAGAGCAACGAGTAGCCGGTATAGTTAAACAACAAGAAGTCGATGGCTTTAAGTTTGATACTAAGCACGGCTTACTTTTACTTGCTGAACTTAGAGAAAAGAAACAGGCAATAGAAGATGAGGTTCATAGCACATTCAAACCTAAGTGGGTTGATGCTAAGTTAGTAACTCCTTATATTAAAAAAGATGGTGAGTTATCTAAACGTGGTATGACTGATGATGAATATGATAACTGTATAAAGACTCAAAAGCTTGAGCCATTTATGAGACAGCAGTTAGTTGATTTTAATTTAGGTAGCCGTAAACAAATAGGAGAATATCTTATTGACTTCGGTTGGAAGCCTAATAGATTTACACCCACAGGTCAACCCATTGTAGATGAGAAAACGCTATCAGCTATTACTCATATACATGAAGCTAATTTAATAGCACAGTTCTTACTACTTCAAAAGCGTATAGCTCAGATAGATTCTTGGATAGAAGCTACCGAAGATGACGGACGTGTACATGGTTTTGTGATTCCTAATGGTGCTATCACCGGAAGGATGACACATAGAAGCCCCAACATGGCACAAGTACCAGCAGTCTACAGCCCTTATGGTAAGGAATGTAGAGCTTGTTGGACTGTAGAAGAGGGTAATGTTTTAATCGGTGTTGATGCTTCTGGTCTTGAGATTAGAATGTTAGCCCACTATATGAATGACGAGGACTATACAAATGAAATACTTAACGGAGATATCCACACAGCAAATCAAAAACTTGCACAGCTTGAATCAAGAGATAAGGCAAAGACATTCATCTATGCCCTCATGTACGGAGCAGGAGATGAAAAGCTTGGGTCTGTGGTTGGTGGAAATACAGCAGATGGCAAAAGAGCTAGACAATATTTCTTTGATAATAAACCTACATTTAAATCTCTTAGAGACAGAGTACAAAGAGCTTCAACAAAAAAATTCCTTAAGGGATTAGACGGTAGGAAACTCTATGTTCGCAATCAGCATTCAGCATTGAACACTTTACTACAGGGTGCAGGTGCTATCGTTATGAAGAAAGGTTTACAGATACTAGATGATGTATTAAAATTAAACAAGGTTGACTATAAGTTTGTAGCTAACATACATGATGAGTGGCAGATAGAAGTGGTCGAAAACCAAGCCGACTTTGTTGGTAGGTCAGCAGTTGATAGTATAATAAAAGCAGGAGAACATTTTAATCTTCGTTGTCCACTGGATGGCGAATACAAGATAGGAGGAAATTGGAGTGAAACCCATTAAAGAAGATAGGAAGAAATTTGATATTGATTTAGAGTATGGAGAGATAAGAGAAGATAAGATAAAGGAGATGCTAACCGGTAAGAAGATAGAGGTCAAGTCTGAGAAAGATTTATGGCAGAAGTCTGGTAACATATGTATAGAGTATGAGTCATGGGGTAAGCCTTCCGGTATAAGAGCCACTGAATCAGACTACTGGTTTCATAACTTATGTGTCGGAGACAACGAGTTCTGTACTCTTGTATTTAAAACAGATGTACTTAGAACTATTGTTGATAAGCTTGACACCTTTAAAACTGTAAGAGGTGGTGACCACAAGGCAAGTAAAATGTTTCTTGTTAATTTACAGAAGCTATTTTCATCAGATGTAATTAAAGCTTTTAAGGAAGCAGAGAAAAATGACAAAGAAAAATAAAAAAACACTTGACACTTCTAAACAAGAAGTATATAATAAACTGTCAGCTAAGAAAACAACATCCGAATCTGGTCATTGGTATACCCAAGAGGGTGACCCAATGTACACAGTCATAGGTGCTAACGGTAAGGAAAGAAACACTACCCTTAGAGATGCTAAGAAAGATAACCTAGTACCTTCTGTCACTACCATTCTTAGTATGATAGCCAAGCCTTCATTAGAGAATTGGAAAATAAACCAAGCACTTAACTCTGCCCTTACCTTAGAGAAAAATGTATTGGAATCCACAGAAGAATTTGCTTACAGGTGTAAGATAGATTCTAAAAGGATTGGTCAAGAGGCTGCAAAAAAAGGTACTGAGATTCACGCTATGATTGAACGAGGATTCTTAGGAGAAGAAGAAACAGAAACTTACTGTATCATTAAGAACTATT